GACCCAGGAAAGCGTGGTCTGCCAGATGTCAATGAAACCTTCACTGTGCAAGGCGGTTATGTCGAGCCACATGACGAACTAGGAGAGGCAGGGATGAAGTTATGGGACAGAGTATTCAGCCAGGGTCAGACGTGGGTAAGCAACACGGACGTAGAAGCCCTGATGATAATTTGCAAACAGCTAGACAGACAGGTGCTACTAGAGAATCAGTTCAAAGCCGACCCGTCGGACTTTCACGTAGCGAGACAGTTACTAGAACTAGAGAAGGCAATTATGTCTGGTCTGGGACTCATGGGCTTTACTGTCGATGCGAGGTCTCGATTGGGTCTTGCAGAGATAAAGGCTCAGTCGATGTTTGAAAAGCTGATGTCTGAGAGAACGTAATGTTTAGTCCCGCATGGCTAACACCCGTGCCAGAGGATGCACGTGAGCGTGGTGATGGTGAGTTTATTGCTCGCTTCGCTGACGCGTTCGGCACAATCACAAAAGACTCTATTGCTGGTAACGCAGGAACGCCTCTGGTGTTACGAGATTGGCAAAAAGAATTACTGAGGTACGTCTTTGCTCGTGACGAAGACGGAGGACTCAGGCATCGTGTCGCTCTGCTAGGACTGCCTCGTAAGAATGGCAAGTCTGCTCTTGGCTCACTCATTGCTGCCTTTGCCCTAGTCGACCCTAAGACCAGGGGTGGCGAAATCTATTCGGTCGCTGCTGACAGGAATCAGGCTCGCATCGTGTTTGAAGATACGAAAAAAATGATTCAGAACTCAGAACTAAAAGAGCACGTCACAATCTATCGAGATTCTCTTTACTGCCCTGCAACTGGCAACGTTTACCGAGTGCTGTCTGCTGACGCTCCTAGGCACGAAGGTCTGTCGCCGACGCTCGTTCTCTTTGATGAGCTCCATGCTCAGCCCTCTAGAGACTTGTTTGACGTTATGTCACTGGCGCAGGGTGCACGTGGCAAGCTCGCAACCATGGTGGCAATCACAACAGCAGGTGTAAAGACCGAAATGCGCACAGGACGTGACTCAATCGCTTACAACCTGTACCAGTACGGTCAAAGGCTTGTCAGAGGAGAAGCAACAGACCCAACATTCTTTATGGCATGGTGGGAAGCGCCTATAGAGGCTGATTATCGCCTTGAAAAGACCTGGAAGCTTGCAAATCCTGGTTATGACGACATTTGTGCCGCTGATGACTTCAAATCAGCCGTTTTGAGGACGCCAGAAGCCGAATTTCGCACAAAACGATGCAATCAGTGGGTTTCTAGCCAACAAGCATGGCTTCCGACGGGTGCTTGGGACAAATTAGCCCAAGAATGGGAGCTAGACCCTGACGAAGACTATGTTTTAGGCTTTGACGGCTCTTATGCGAACGACTCGACGTCGATTGTGGCTGTAACTATCCCTAGAACAGAGGATGAGATACCAAAAGCTAAGCTTGTGGCTACTTGGGAGAAGGATTTTGAGAATGATGACGACACGTGGCGCATTTCTATCGAGGAAGTGAAGCAAACCATCATTCAGTTCACCCAAGAGTACCCAAAGTGTCGTGAAATCGCCTGTGACCCGTATAGATGGGCGCAGATGATGCAAGAACTAGATGAAATGGGCTTACCCATCGTCGAATACCAAACGAACATGCTGAAACTAATGATTCCAGCTACTCAGAAGGTGTTTGAAGCCGTTACAGAAGAAAAAGTAATACATGACGGCAACCCCGCACTATCAAGGCATATTGACAACTGTGTCATCAAGATGGACCACCGCGGACAGCGTGTTACGAAGGAATCTTCTAACAGTCGTAAAAAGATTGACAACGCTATCGCATTCATCATCGCATACGATAGGGCAACAGCAACTAAAATAGAAGAGCGTAAAGTACCGCAATTCTTTATCTAAGGCAGAGAATGGTAAATACAGGAATACAGATAGCAGGAATACTACTAATCACCGCAGGAATAGCGGCATTTAGTGTTCCAATCGCCGCAATAGTAGCAGGAAGCTTTACGCTTGCTATCGGAATAGCTAGAGGACTCAAGTAATGCTAGAACGGTTTTTCACAAACGCAGAAGAGAGAGCTGTTAGCTTTCAGAGCATCTGGTCAACAGGTGGTGACATCGACATCGCCACAAAGTCTGGAACAATGGTCAACTCTGACACTGTTTTCCAGGTCAACGCTATCTTCTCTGCAATCAGTCTTATATCCGACACAATCGCTACCCTGCCCGTAGATAGCTTCATTAGCTCAGATGGTGTCCGTCGCCCTTTCCGTCCCGCTCCTAGCTGGGTACAGCAACCAGACGTTGACACGACTAAGGAAGCCTTCTACGGTGCAGCAATAGTCAGCTTGCTACTGGAAGGTAACGCGTTTATCCGCGTTTACAGCAACAGTCGCGGTGAAGTCGTCAACATGCAGGTTCTAAACCCGCTGGACGTCGAAATCAAGCGCAACGGCGTTGGAAAGGTCATGTTCCGCGTAGAGGGCGAAAAACGCCTTCTAAGCAGCGAAGAGGTCATTTTCATACCTGACATCGTTCGTCCTGGCAAAATCCGCGGAGTGAGCCGTGTAGACGCTCTGAAGGAGAACTTTGGGCTTGCTCTTGCACTAGAGAACTACGCAACTACATTCTTCGGTCGTGGCACACAGACAAGCGGAATTATCGAGTTCCCAGAGATGCTGACGGGCGAGGAAGCTAAAGGATTGGCAGAAGGCTTTGACTCACGCCACAGAGGATGGTCAAGAGCACACAAGACAGGTGTTCTAAGCGGTGGAGCGACCTACAAGCCAACTTCGGTCAACAATGACCAGGCTCAGTTTATTGACAGTCGCAGAATGGCAGTAGAGGACGTCGCAAGAGCGTTCAATATCCCGCCACACCTTCTAGGACTACCTGGAACAAACACTTATAGTTCGGTCGAGCAGAACAACAGAGCTTTCGTAACCCACACCATCAGACCTATCGTGCAGAAGCTGGAAACAGGCTTCAGCCCTCTTCTCTCACGTCTACCTGGTGGAACAAACGCTTTCCTGCGGTTCAACTTTGATGGACTGCTTCGTGCAGACGTAGAGAGCCGTCACGCCTCATACAGTACTGGACTAACCGCTGGTTACTACACAATAAATGACGTAAGGCGCTTTGAAGACCTACGTCCGATTGAAGACCCTGCAGCTAATAACGTACGTGTCCCACTGGCTAACGTGGACATCACATCGGCAGAGGTTGCAGAGCAACAGGAGAGAGTCACAATGGCTGCTCAGTTGATTCAGGTCGGCTTTGACCCAGAAGCCACGCTAAAGGCACTGGGACTACCAAACATTGAGCACACAGGTCTACCAAGCGTCCAGCTACAGACGGGACAAGCTCCTGACGTACAGACCATCAAAGACGGATACGGAGTAGATGACTAATGCCAGTCAAAAGCGAAGTATTTACCCTGAGCAACGTTACGGCTACTCAGATAGTAGAACCTGACAACATGGGTCAGGAAGTACACATTCACAACATGACCAAAAGCTCTAACGAGTACGTGCACGTGGGAGCTTCTGATGTGACCACAAGCAACTCCATTCACATTGACCCAGGTCAAAACCTGCACTTAGAACTACGCCCTGGAGACGACCTCTGGGCGGTCTCTGACCCTGACGGGCTAGAGGTGGGCGTATTGACGATAACGAAGAGGGACTAATGCCATACTTTATTACGGATAGTCACGAAGACTGCACCTTCTGGGCAGTCGTAAAGGAAGATGGCGAGCTAGTAGCTTGTCACGACACTAAGGAGTCTGCACAACAGCAGATGGTTGCAATTTCATTATCGGAAGGATTAGAACCAGGTGGTACTTATACCGAATCGAACAGGGCTGCCCCAGACGAACTCGAAGTCGGAGATTTCGTCAGGTGGCAAAGCGGAGGCGGCACAGCCCAAGGTCGCATCACAAGAATCGTCCGTGACGGAGAAATCGACGTCCCAGACTCAAGCTTCACCATCACAGGCACGCCCGAAGACCCAGCAGCCCTCATCCGCATCTACAGAGAAGGCGAAGACGGCTGGGAAGCCCAAGACCAGCAAGTCGGGCACAAGTTCTCCACGCTCAGCAAAATAGACGACCTTCGGTCGGAGACGCGCGAGCTACCTGACGCATATCGTCCTGCCAACGCGCAGGATGTCCCAGAAGGCAGAGCCTGTGGCAACTGCTTGTTCTATAGAGAAGACAACCAAAATGAAGAAGGCTTGTCCTACTGCGATAAGTGGGATGACTACGTAAGAGGTGATTATTACTGTGATGCCTGGCAAGAAGAAGAAGAAATAGAACGTTCG